TCAGCTATGGGGCTGCAAGCGGCGTCCGAGTTGAACCCGCACATCGTTCAGTATGTCTGTCACGTGAGAGATCGCCAAACGCATCTCAGCCTGAAATTCATGCCCTTCTTTGTGTTGGTCTTCGATGGCGCGCTCGATCGTGGCGATGCGCAACTCATGCTCGGTGACCTTTACTGTCAGATCGGCACGCACTTGCTGGATATCCGACCGGAGGCTCAAATAGCTCGTGATCGCCCCTCCACCCATCGTCACCAAGATGACGGTGGCCTGAAGCAGGTGCCCGAAATTGATTTCCGGACTGAACCTTGGCCATATTCGCTTGTCGTCGGTCATCTTCCCCGCCCGACGATTCTGATTCCGCCGGGGCCGAAGCTCAGGGTTTTGGTTTCGCCGCCGACGTGCAGGCTGCACTCACCGGTGATCTCGTCAGCGGTGACGATCTCGCCCGGGACGTCGGTGTAGTTGTCGGTGCGCACGATCTTCCAGCGGCGCTTGTCTTCGCTGCTATGCCAGGATTCGAGCTTCAAGGGGACCTCTCTTTTGACTAGTGGCTGTGGTAATTCCAGACGAACGCGTCGCTCACTGCGATCCGACGAGGGTCCAGGCGAGGTTGGCCAATGTCGCGTCCGGCGACGCAGGCGCCAACACGGTCAAAATGTCGCCCGCCATGAAGGTTGTCGCGGAAGCCATCGTAAAGGTCGCAGTCGTTGCACCGGCGCCGAAGACCATGGTTCCGACATTCGCGCCGTTCTTCCGGATGCTGTAGGTCGTGGTCGCTGTAGCGGCAACGCCAGCCGTCCCCTGGCTGCCGGTCAGCCCGGCGGCGAACATGACAGTGCCGGCGAAGACATAGCGCTGGACGACGAGATTGGCCGTCATCGGGCCGGTGAAGGAACCACTGACCGTCGTCGCGACCGAGGCCTTGCCGGAGCCGGTAACCGTGTAGGTGTAGGCCGGCACCGAAGCGAGGCTTTGCGCGCCGCCGCCGACGATATTAACGGACGGAAATTTCAGAAAGATGGTCTGGCCGATCAAGGTCGAGGGATACGGAAATCGACCGATCGCCTGATCGAGTCTGGCAAACTGTGCGCCGAGCGGGTGGTTGCCGGTCGTGCTGCCATAGGCGCCGCGATACAGTGTCTTAAGGCCGTAATGATAAGTAGTCGTCAGGGTCGCAGTCCGATACGCCAGCAGCTCGCCGCCGACATAGCACAGGGTGACGAGGTTCGCTGCATCGCCCGCCGAGACCGAGAGCAACTCACCTCGGCTCTCCGTCAGGTCGACCGACAGCGTGTTTGTCGTATCCGGTTCGGTGCCGGCATAGTTGGCCAAAGTGGTGGTCAGCACCCCTTGAGTCGCCGGACCAGGGATCGTTCCGGCATAAGCATAGGAGTCCCCGTCACTGGAGATCCACACTTGGGCGCCGCCCCAGTTCGGGCCACCCGACAGCGCCACCCAAATTTCGAGGTCGCCCGACAATAAAGCCGCCGGCGGCTCAAATATCAGCGGCGTGTTGACGTCACCAGGGCCGGTGGCCCAATTCGGCATATACCCGGCGGTGCTCTGCTTACCGTACAGAACGGCGGTCGAATAGCCGCCAAAGAAATCCTCGGCGGTGATTGTCAGAGTTCCCTCGTCGTCCTCCTCGACGGCAGTGATACGCACCGTCAAGGCTGAGACGCCGAGCCTCGCATCGGTGATTTGGACAAGGTCCATTGGCTCGATCAGACAATATTTCCAGCCGAGCTTGAAGGTATAGGTGTTGCGGAAGAGTAGTGAGCGCTGCAGCACCAGCTGCGCGACCACGGCGCCGGTCAGATAGGGGTCGACGATCATATCGGCCTTGAGGGAGGTGTCGCGCCGGATGCCGTAGAGGTCGACCGCTCCCTGGTCGAAGGTTTCGACGATGTGCGAATTGTAGCTGTTGCCGCGATCTTTGCACTGCAGCTGGATGTAGTTGTTGGCATCGGCCGGGGTCGAGCGCACGATATGCAGCGGATCGTCGGTGAACCCGCCAGTGACCGGTGATGCGCCCGACCGCAAGGCCGTTCCGCCCGAGCTGACACCGCTGTTGGACCCGACTCCCGATTCTTGGACGATGTAATCGTCCTCTCCGAGGCTGTAGATCGGCGTCGTGCTGGGTGCGTAGGTGAATGGCCCGGCCGCGCCGCCAAGCGCGATGGTGATCCCACCCGACGCGCCAGCAGTGAGCGAAGTTGCTTGCGCGGTCGCGTTCAGCATCGCAACGACTAGGCCATCGGGGTTGACGCCGGCCCAGAGGCCGAATGCCGTTAGCGGCGCAGTGCCGAGGACGGCCTGCGCCAACCCGGCTCCAACGGCCGCGTAGGTCTGCTCCTGGCCGGTCGTCGTGTAGCTTACGGTGATCGGCGAGCCCACCAGCCCGGGATTGCTGAAAACGAGGCTAAGAGTGTCACCGCCGGCGCTTGTCACGCTCCCGCCGAGCTCCACGAGCTGGTATGACGTGGTCAGCGGCTGATCGCCATACGGGACGAGTTTGAGCAGTCCGCCGGACCAGACGATCGCGCTGTTCGTTAGTTTGGCAATGTCGGCCAGACATTGCTGCGCCGGCTGCTGGGTGTCGAGCATTGGCGACACGAAGATGCCGGCGGCAAAGCAATAACTCTGATAGGAAGTTGCGGCGAGCGTAGTCATCGCCGGGTCGAGGTTGGCGTTCGGAAAGCCGGCGCCGTAGCGTGCGTTAGTCAGAAAATCGGCGACTACCGCTGCGGGGTTCGCGTCGAAGCCGTTCACGCCAGATCCGGTGTCGATGCCCTCGATCTCGACTGAGAAATTCGGAAGCGTCGCTGTATTGGCGAGTTGATAGTTGGCGCAAGTGAAGTTCGCCGTCCCGGAATAACTGAGCGCCTTTGCCGGATGGTTTGTCGCCCAAAAGGGGTCGGCAGGCTGACCGTCGGACCCGAGATTGATGGAAGAAAGGCCCGGTAATCCTGCCAAGGTCGTTATATTCTTATCCCACCAGACAGTACCGATGCCAGCAATTGGCCCTTGACACAGCCCCATAATGAACGAAGCCGAATAAGTGTATTGCTTCCCGCCACCCTTGCCGCCACCGCCGCCCTTGCCCTTGCCGCCAGTCTTCGACGTCGGTGTTGCCCTGAAGTCGTCGTAGTCGAGGAGATTGCCGGCCAACCGCGTCGTGCCGTAGACGAGCGGAATCACGCCGCCGTGCTGCGAGGTCTGGAACTGCAGCGATCCGACGGCCTTCTGCTGCTTGGCGTTCGACCCGCCGCCGAGGATGCCGCCCACGGGCGCGCCCCTAGCTGCTCACGGTCGAAAACGGGTCGAAGAGCCGCACCGACCGTCCGGCGAGTTCTCCCTGCGTCGCGTCCGCACAGACGACCCCCGCATTGTGCCAAGCATGGATCAGCCGCGGCCAATTGATGACTATCGCACCATGGGCAAAGCACCGGCCAAATCTGAACACAACGATGTCGGCTGGCTGCGGCTGAGGATTCTTGGTGACATCGGGGATCTCACGGGCATACTGCATCACGCCTTCAAGATACCGCTCGGTGTCGCGATGCAGGTTCCAATCGGGCGGGTAAAACGGCACCTCAAGGTGCGGGATGACACCAGCCCTCTCATAGACCTCCGCGAGCAATGTCAGACAATCGGCACCAACGCCTTTGACCCGCGCCATATGATGGTAGGGGGTGCGCAGCCACCCCCGGGCTTCCTCGATGACCACAAGTCGCCGGGGATCAGCTGGGGGCTGGGCCTCGGTGACTACGGCGACACTAAGATCGGTCAAACCGCGGTCTCCGGGGTTGGGATATATGGGAAGCCCCCAAAATTTTCTGCGTTGTTAAAGACGCTCGTGCAAGTCGCAATCGTGCGGTCGCAGCCGGGCAGCAATTGGAACTGATCGCCGGTCGCAACCGGGAAGAGAAAGGCGAGCTTGACCGTGACCGTACCGCCGCTGGCGAACCCGGCGACGGTACGGCCGTATCCGGCATTGGCCCCTGTGAGTCCTGTAATCGTCCCGAGGGCGAACGGCGTGACCGAGCTCGGTGCATCGGTGATCACGGTTTGCGTCGAGCTGGCGCCCGCCGGGAAGGTCACGGCGAGGCTGGCTCGATTGAATCGGCACATCGGTCCACCAAAGATGTGCGTGCAGGAGGCCTGCCAAAGCCGTCGCGGCATCTGAATATTGAGCAGTTCCAGATGCGAGCGGCATTTGATGTCGATACCGGTGCGGCTGCAATCGATGTCGGAGATCCGGCCGACGAACAGGAGCACAGTTCCCGGACTAGTATCGCCATAGGCCGGCATAAAGGCTCGGTCGAGCTGCAGCAATGCGCCATCTAGCTGACCTTGCCAGGCCGCTTCCAAGAAGGGCAAATCACCGATCGAATCGGTTGGCTCGGGATAGACCTTGACCTCGAGCTCGTCGACTTGGGTGCCGATGACGATCTTCGTCTTCGAGCGCTCGAATTTGGGTCCTAGCGCATAGGTCTGGCCATTGGCAGTGAGCGAGGTTGGCGCTGCCGAATACCGCAGGATGGATCCGCCGACCAAAGTGAAGGTGTAAAGGTCAGCCATCATAAACTGCTCGCTGCTGTTGAGCAGCGCGATCAGGGCGGCTGAAGCGGGCTTCACGGTCGCACCGAGATGAAGGTAAGCTTTTTGAGCTGCCAGAGCTGAAACATGAAATTTTCGAACGCATAGCTGTCGTCTATGAAGCGACAGCGAAAGTAATAGGTATAGTCGGCGGTGATGATCAGTCCGCTCCCCGGCGCCGTGCTGAAGGTCACCAACCCGGTGTTCGGATCGACGCTGTAGCTAGTGGGGCTTTGCGTGATGCCGTCGAGATAGACCGCACTGATGACGTTCGGCGCTACGATGGGCTCCTGGAAGCCGCCGCTGGGAAGCGTCGTGCCCATCGTCCGCTGCAGTTGAAAGGCGGTGGTACTGGCATTGCCGACGCCGATCTGCTGCCCCGCGACCCGATCGTCGCTTGGATCGCGAAACAGGAACGTGCCGAAGGCGCCTTGGCAGAGCATGAAGAACCCCATCAGAGTTCGGAGCTCGTCCAGGCCGGCCGCCGGATTATCGCGCAGCAAGTCAAAGACCAGCGTAAACTGCCATAATGGGTAGGGATAATCGAGCGCCCGCAACTCCCGCCCCGACACCGCGCGCTGCACGCGGGTCTGGAAGGTCGGTGATTTGGTGACGCTCCACGCGAGCCCGGGCAGCGCGGGAAAGACCAACGCCATCAGGCGGTCCGCAGCGCCGAGCCGTTGCGCATCGCTTTGTTGAGGGCGGCGACCAACAGACTTCCGTTGCTTTGAAAGAAGCGCTTGACGTCCTGACTGTCGATAGCGGAGACATTGACGACCACCGAGCTAGCGGCTGCACCGCTTCCTCCATTGGCGCTAATCGGAGCAGCGAGCATGCTCTGTACTCCCTGAGAGATATTCGCCGGCAGCACCATCTCGTTGCTGTGGAGCTGGGCGAGCACACCACCGGGTCCTAGACTCGGCACTGCCCAGCCGCCTTGAGCGCTCGGCACGATTCCGCCATGTTGAAAGCCGAACAGCGTACCGATGCCTTTGGAGAGGCTGCCGATCAGGCCGCCTGAGCCGAACAGGCTGCCGAGTCCGAGGCCTTCGGCGAGGCCGCTGCTTGCCACTTCCCCGCCTGCGCCAGTGAGACCCCCAGAGAAGTCCTGATCGCTGCCCCCGGGCGCGCCACCGGCCAAAAGGTTGCCGATCTGGCCGAAAACGCCTCTCACGGCCGAGTTGACAAACTCGGCGATGATCGATTGCGCCAGGTTTGCCAGTGCCCTCTGCGCCGTCGTGGTGCCCAGGATGATACCGGTAACCGATCTGTCGATCGCGCGCTCGACTGGGGCAACTAGATCGTCCCAGACCCTTTTGTTAGCCTCCGTCAGTTTGGCGTCGAGAGCCTGCACATTGGTAACGTATTTCTCGTAGGCGAGGGCCTGTTCGTCGAGCAGCTTCTCTTGGGTGCGGCCATTGTTGTCGGCTGCCGCCAGCTTCTTCTCGTAATAGGCCTGATCATAGGACCATTTGAGGTCGAGGAGCTCTTGCTCTTGATGGATTGCCTCCGTCGCCGAGAACTTACCGAAGGCCGCCTCATTTTGGATCGCTGCCTTATAGCGAGCGAATTTCTCGTCGGTGATCTTCTGATCGGCACTGAGCCGGTTGACCTGGTCGCGCTCGTCCTGGGCGGCGAGCTGCTTTTCGGCGCGGCCACTGACGGTAACGCTTGGAATCATACCGTCTCCCACGGAGCCGGCAATGCTCGCAGCCTTGGCCTGCAGCGCACCGATGCTCGATCCGACTTGGGCGCTGGCGGTGCTGATCTGCGACTGCGCCTGTTGAGCGGCCGCCCCCAGCCCGGCGAACTGAGTTCGCATCGCATCCGTCGCCACCTGAACGGAATTTGACGCAGTCTCCATTCCGGATTGGAGGTCGTCGGTTTGGGCGCTGATGACGACGCTGGTTTCAATGTCGGCCATAGTTGCCCTCAATGACGTGAGCACCCGAAAGTGCTCAATTCTCGTCGTCTGTGACGCCCGCGAGCTTCAATCGCCGCTTTTCACTCGGCGCCGTAACTCAGCAAAATCAAGCACCACCCCCAGCAGTCCGGCATGAACGTCGCCCGCGCGAAACCCGGGGCCGAGCTCGGCGAGGAGCCCTTGGAGATCCGAGCTCGCCGCGCGGCCCGGACTGGGATCGGCCGATGGTATCTGACTGCGCTGATGTCTGCCGACACCGAGATACGCCCCGACCAGGATGTGAACCGGAGGATGCTCCACCCAATATGCGGTGAGCTCTTCGAAATCGAAGAGCGTCATCTCGTCGATTACGGGGTAGCTGTAGCCACAGGCGGTGGCGAGGAGGCCATAAATATGTCCCCAGCCGTCCGCACCTCTTGGAGCGGGTCCGATGCCGGTCCCGCGATCGTCAAACCTGCCCCCGGGCTGGTCCCGGGGGCCGCCGCTTCCCCCAGGCGGCTATCACGCAGCTTTAACCCCGAGCCGGTGAGAACCGCATTCAGCACTGCACTGGCGTTGCCGAGATCGAGCAGGTTCTCGACCATCTCTGCCGTTGCCTCAGGATAATTGCGCTGTAACGCGGTGGCGACAATTTCGACGAGCACGCTGATCTGCGTCTCGCCCATTGAGGCACCGATCTCGGTCAATTGTCGCACCTTGGGCATTAGCCGGCGCAGCTGCCCGAGAGTAAGTGGCGGCACCAGCCAATCCCGGCCGCCCATCGCAATTGTCACTCCGGGAAGCATTATTCCACCGTACTCAGATAGCCGATCGTCCCGGAAGCATCGGCGAAAGCTGAAAAATCGAGCTCGTGAATCGTCCAGTCGTCGACCTTCGTCGGCAGCGACAATTTGTCGGCCATGCAGGCGTTGAGACGCAAGGCCGTCCCGCTGCCGGCATAGTTGGTGTAGAACGTCGCCTTAAAAGTCGGCGTCGTTCCCATCACCTGGTTTGTAATTGTGAGCTTGCTGCCTGATGTCGCAAGGTTGTAAGTATAAGAGATCAGTACGGCAGCGCTCGCATCGGCGGATGAAAAAGTATAGATTCCGGTAGCGAAGTTTACGGAGTATTGTCCCGCTCCAGCAGGCGTTGTCACGCGATTGAAGCGCCTGCCGGTGGCGGCGTAGACGACGCCAAGGTCGTCGTTGTAATTGGTCGCGTTGGCGACAGTCGCTGTGTAAGGGGTCACCGCTGGGATGCTGGCGGCCTCGAGCTGGGAGACAGCAAATTGGCCGGTCGCAGGGGTCAGCCCAAAGAAGATGTCGGAATACAGCAATCCGAGGATCTGGGCAAACTTCGCCTTACCGGTGATCTTGCCCTGTCCGCGGGCTATCGCCACCGGGAACTGAAGCTGCCCGTATAGCGGCTTGTCGGTCCAATCGAAGTCAATCTGGATATCCTGGAGCACGCCGAACTGGCGCGGGCCGATCCCGGAACTGGTCACGTCGGTGCGTTCGCCCCAGACCGCACCCGAGCCGAAGCTCAATTGCATGTCAGATACTCCCTTTTAAAACTCTGTCCTGGGCTTGAACCAGGAGCTGCTTCAGCATCTCCTTGGCGGCATGGGCGACATTCCAGGCCTGGGTATCGCGGGCGATCGCCGAGCCCGGGAAATGGTCCTGCCACCAACGCTCGATCAGCTGGTCGATCGAAGCAGCCCTGCCTCCCGGAGCGGTGCGGCTTCGCTCAATATCCTCTGAATAAACCAGGCTTCCCTCAGAATCTTCCGCAGCCATTGGGATCCTCCTACGAGCAGAGTAGATTAGAGAGGCAAAAGAACCGCGACTTCGCGTGCCTCTTTGTGCGTCACTCGGGCGTCGTCAGACGCACAAGATCTCGACCGGAACGATCGCAATGGCTTGGTCGCCGAGCACGCCCTCGTCGGTCTCGACCTTTCCGGCGATGTAGGCATGCTGCACCATCGTAGGCAGTCCAAGGTTCTGAATTCCTGTCGCCGGAGATGGCGCCAGCGCAGCTGCGAGTGCGTCGAGCAGCGGGTTCAAAAGCATTGCCGGCGCCAAGTACGGATCGCTCGAATGGACGTAGATGTAGAAATCGGCGTAGAGCGTCCATATGATCGGGGTCCCAAGCGCCCTGGTCACCGCCCGCCCGCCCTTTTCGCTCATGAACAGCGCGGGCTGCTCGGCCGGAGCAAGATCGGCCCAATGTCGGAGCCTACGGTTCGCGCTGGCGAAGCTTGCCGCACCGGCCGCGAGTGACCAGAGCGCGCCATAGATCGCTTCTCTGATGATCATCCGCCGCTCTCGCAGCAGGGGAAACCTCTGTCCCGCACAATCATTGCGATGTCGCTTCCGCCACACCCGCCTCCACCGCTGCGCGGATCGCGGGCGTCATGTCCTCGAGCCCCGAGCGCAGGAACGAGCGTTCCGGGAGATCCATACGGCAATCGTGCGCTCGCACGCTGATCGTCTTCTCGGCGATCGGCCGACCGAAGGCTTCCCTGATCCGCCGCAGGCTGGCGCCGACGCTGACCGTTCCTGCGAAACCGTATTCCTGAGCGGCGCCATATCGGAGATCGGTGAAGACGCTCGCGGAAACACTCCGCGCACCCTGATCGACACGAAGGTCGATATTTGATTTTAGTGCTCCGGTGCGGCTTCTGAGCACCTGGCCGCTCAGCTTGTCTTGCCGGACATTCCGTTGGAGGTCGATCGCAAGCTGGGTGATGGCGCGAGCCAGCCCAGAGTTGATGGCGTCGGGAAGGGCGCGCAACCGCTCGAGCAACTGCTCGTCGCCGACAAGATAGGCTGTGATCATGCGACACCGGCAAGCGTTGCCGCATCGGTTTGCGCCGGCGCCGGTATTAGGTATCCAGTTGTCGGCGCGACCATACGGTACTGCTGAATTAGCGCTTTTATCGAGTCGCTCATATCCTTTTGAGAGTACGACACCGTCTCGCCACCACCGATCGCTCTGGCAACCTCGCCGATACGGCTACGTTCGCGGTAACGCAGTGCCACGAGCTCGATACAGGCCTGGGCAAGGTCGGGCGGCGTCACCGCATAGCCGGCGGTGTATTGCAGGGTCACGCATCCCGCCTTTCGCGGCACCGCGTAGCCCCTGATCACGAGCTGTGTCGGGGTAAAGAGGTAGCCCGCTTGAGTCGCAAGGCTGTCGACAACAACGACGCCGGGCTGCCCCGATGGGAAAGCCGGGATCGGCGGGATTGTCACGCCATCGACAACCACGAGGCTGACGGCACTCACCGGGAATGCCGTAAATTGGTATCGCACGTCGTATGGGCTTAGGCCGCTGCCTAGACCGTCACGAATCTCGATCCAATCCTGCGAGGCGATATGTCGATTGAGCCAGGTTTGAATGAATTGGCTCGCTGCCGTGATTAGACGCGTCAAGAGGGCGTCGTCAGTCGCCGGAAAGGCGCTCTGCCCGGTCTGCAGCCACGCCTTGACATCGGCAAGCGTCGTAAGATCGCAAAAGCTCGCCCCAGGGGAAGCAAAGTTGGCCATCACGCGTGTCCCGGCTCGTGATCTTCCGCGGCGGCGACGGCACCCCACATACGAGCGATCGCGGTCGCATTTGCCGCGATGTAGTCGAGCGCTGCCATAGTCACTTTCTCGCCATAGGCGCCAGCGAGGTTAATGACCAGAATATTGGCGAGCCCTTTGAGCGCAACCGGCACCCCGAGACGTTGGGCGGCAGCAAAGAAGGCGCGATTGATCTCCTGCATCGCCTCGACGACGGGGTCATAGGTAGTCATCGCGTCGCTGCCAAGGCCACGTCACCGTCTCGCACCGGCGCAGCTGCGGGATCGTAGACGAGATAGCCGCCATTGTGGAGCAGATGTACGGCGACCTCGCGCGGTACCCGCACGACCCCGTTGAGGTCGTGCGGGTAGCGCTCCGTCCCGTGCCCAATGGCATCCCACACCGGGAAGACGGCCCGTAATGCGATTAGATCAGACACGGAGGTATCCCCTTCAGCCAAATCAGAGACCGTTTCGAGAGTGGGTCAGCCGTTGGCAATGTTGCAGATGACACCCATCGCGAACGGCGCATAGACGGCCAGAACTTCCTCGGCATAGACGCCGACTTGGCGCTGGCGCGTGACGATCGGCCAATCGATCTGGTAGTAATCTTGCCGGGTCTTGATCTCGGCGACGTTCGGCACCTCGTTCGACTGGTACTGAATCGGCAGATTCTCGGCCCAGCCGATGATCGTGCCCGGCGGCACACGCGGGTGGATCTTGATCGGGATCCGAAGCCCGCCATCGATGGCGAAGGGATTATAGTAGAACTGCACTATCCCAGATGCTGTCACGTGATATTCGCCTTGACTCCCGTCTGCTGGCGAGTCGTAGCGCAGCAACGGCCCCGACGCGTTCGACAGCACCTTGCTGGTGATGTTCTTCAGCTCTTGAGAGTTGACGTAAAGGACGGTCGGCGACAGCTCGAAATTGTCCCACATCTTCTGGAACATCGTGTCGATTTCGACGACCGAGCCGCGGCCCGATGCAGTCAGCGACGTCCCAGTGCCCGCTGCGCCGGTAGGCATGACGCTGACATAGGCGTTCGATCCAGGTTTGAGCGCCGTGGTCAACAACCCGTCATAGGCATAGCTGGAGTTGGCCGAGTTGTCAGCGGTAATCGCGGTCTGTGACTGGTTACCGGTGCTGAGAGGGGCACTGATGGCAAAGCTGTTGATCGTCGTGATCGCCTGCAAGGTCTCGGTCCCGGTCGCTGTCGAGATATACCAGGCATAGGCAACGGCACCCGGCATCGCGACGACGCTGCAGAACAGGGTCTGGCCGAGGGTTACGGCTTGGCTCGCCTCCGCGCTGATGTTCGACGAGCCGCCGGACAGCGAACAGCTCTTCCCGTCGGCTCCCGTGACGTTCTTCGAGGTCGCCACGCCGCT